ATTGGCGTTTGTGGAAGTGGCCACTAAACACATATTCAGGGTTGGTTAAATCAGATGCTTTTACACCACCGTGGTCTGGCATCTCTACCATTGCATTCATTTTAAAATATGGTAATTCAAAATGACCGAACATGTACTTACAGTCTAACTTGTTTAGTGTCTTGTGTTCATCGCCAACTAGCCATGGAATAATTGCAACACCATCTTCACAGAAATGTTCGTCTACCATTACAAAGTTTTCTAAATCTCTAGCAAACTCTACACTGTTAAGGTCACGTTTTTCTCTGTAGTATAAATCGTGGTTACCAGTAATAAAATAAACTTTACTAAAGTTATCGTTCAACTTTTTAAGATCTTTAATAGTAGCATTCATAGTAGCAATATTGATACTTGCCCTATGGTGGTGCCAGTCGCCTAAGAAGAAGCATGTTTCACAGCCCCGTGCTTTTGCTTCTGCTATAAACCAATCTATATAATTGTGACAGTCTTTCAGATGCTGTCTACTATTTTGTTTTAAGCCGTAATGTATATCAGTAAAACATGCGGCCCTTTCAAAAAGGTTTGCCATATGATTACCTACTTTGTTGTATTACCAGTATTTTCCAATTCAGCTTCTGCACTTTCTCTCATTTCTCTAAGAGAATTTTCATGTGCAATTTGTCTGCCGTAACTTGGTAAATGCCCTTGCTCGATTAAAATATCGTCTCTGATTGTTTGGTTACGTTTTTCTAAGTTTAACACTCTTGTGAAACTGTTATTAACTGTAGCAGTATAATATGCAAATGGATTATCCGATTTTGCTTCGTTAAACTGCAAACCAATTTGTGCAAGTTGTACTAATGCTTGTCCACGCATTTCGTCTACATAAGTGTAACCTCTCCAGTTACCTCTTTGACTGTAACGCTCAACAAGTTTCATAAACATCTTGCCTAGTTCGTTTGTGATTGTACCATGTGTACAACTGAAGTGTCCATTGTGTAGACCACCTACCCAATGACTTCTTACGACTTCCCTAGGATTTGCTCCAGCACTATCTAAAATATAATGCTTGAACGGTGGGAAGTTTACTTTTGCTTTTGTGTCAGCAACTGTTTTTGTTGTTTTCTTTCTTCCAGGCTCATCTGGAATATGGTCATAGCCCATTACTCTAAACACCAAGTCATCAACTGCTAAACTGTCCGGGTCAACTGCAAATTCTTTTTGCTTAGGCTTCTTTACCCAATCGCCCTCTCTAATGGCTTTTTCGTATGCCGCTCTAGACATGCCATGTGCTTTGTTTATTTGTGCCTGCTTGATTGTTGTTTTGTTAATTTGTGTAACATCATCTAGGATAATGTCTTGCTGTAAGTACTTGTCATCTGTTACATAGCAATAACTTAACTTACTTTTATGAATTTCTTTTAAAATATCTTTATTGTTAAGATAATTTACTTTTCTGCCTGTCGTAGTCATTATGTCTCCTCAAAACTATAATTCGTTTATATTGTATTATACATAGATTCTACTAGAAGTCAATGTTTATTCTAAAGGTTTTTAGAATTAAAATACGTTTTTATTTATTATGATAAATAATAGCAGGAGAGATATTATGGCACTAGACCCATTTACAATTAACGGCAACCCTTCGGGGCAAACACCAGGCAATACGTCTGACGGTAGAAAAGATACAGGCAACTTTGACTGGCGAGCAAGGATTAGACCCAAGAAAGGCGGGGAAGATCAAGCCTATGGCACGAAAAATCATAAAGGTGAAGATCAGAACAGTATACTAAGTCCACTCAAAGAACGTGGCGGTATTGTGTATCCATATACTCCAAACTTATTTTTGCAAGGCTCTGTGGACTATGATGAACACAGTCAGCATGGATCTAACTATCCGTTCTATACTTATATTAACAGTAAGCCTGCAACACTTCCTGTACAAGGACAATTCACAGCAAACACACTAGAAGAAGCACAGTACCTGCTGTCTATATTTCATTTTCTAAGAACTATAACAAAAGGTTACTACGGTGACTCAGCAGTAGAGCAAGGGTACTATGGTACTCCTCCTCCTGTATTGATTTTTGAATATCTAGGTGCATTTGGCTTTAACAAAGTACCAGTTATTATTAGAAGTTTTAACATACAATTACCCGACGGAGTGGATTATGTACCAGTTGAGTACAATCACCCTGTAGAGGGCAATACAATAACTTACATGCCTACTGAAACAGATATCATGATTGAAATGGTACCTCAGTATACGCAAAAGAAACTAAGAAGTCGATTCGACTTGAATGCATTCACTAGTGGTGCAGACTATAACAAAGGATTTATCTAATGGCTAGTTTTCATGAAAGCGACAGTTTCTTAAAAGGTGCACCAGTCACTAAGTTTTATTTAGATGTTAACACATTACCAAAAATTGCAAGGTCACCGGCTGATCAGCTCTATGCTATTGAAAGCAGGTATGACAAAAGACCAGATCTTTTGGCTGATAACTTATTTGGTACCACTAAATTATGGTGGGTGTTTGCATTAAGAAATCCAGATATATTAGTTGACCCGCTTGAAGATTTTACTTCAGGTAAAGAAATTTTTATACCTTCAACTTCAGCAATAGACAGACTCAGATAATGGCAGATAAAAAAGTAGCAGTAGAAGATGTATACCTAGATGCAGTAATGGGCAATGTACTTGACCATTATGAAAATACTAGTTACAACCTTAAATTGTACATGATAGGCGAAGAGGAATGGCTCAGAGGGCAATATGCCGCTGAACCTGGTCGCACCGTTGTACTTGCACAAACAGGTGTAACAGGTGTACAAATAGACAACTTAAATATAGACATAGTTGGCTCACCTAAGACAGGTGGTTCATTAGCAGTCAACACATCCTTTCAGTTATTTCAGCCCGGCGCGGCAGACTTATTAGACCAAATACAAGCCGCAAAGTTGGCATTAGGTCACAAATACATGTATGCAGATGTCCCGCTATTTTTAGCAATAGAATTTAAAGGTTACGAGGCAAATGTTGATGATGACATAGATGACCAAGGCAAACCAGTTCAGAGTTTCGATGATGTGTTAAGTCCAATTGGCGGCCCGTACATTTATAAATTAATCCTTGCAAAAGTCGGTATATCAATTGACAGTACTGGCAGTACTTACGACTTCGAATGTCCAGTAGGATCACAAGTGGCTTACGCAGATGAATATTTTAAATTACCAAAAGATCTAAAAGTACAAGGCAACGATATCGAAGAACTAACAAATGACCTACAAGACCAATTGAAGAATTTTAGAGAAGAAAATTTAAAAGCAGAAGGTATCCATGATGAGATTGTTTTCGATTTATCGCAAGTTAAACAAGAACTAGATTCACTTACTGTAACAAGAGCAGGTGCGAATGCGGCAGAAGAAGTAAACAGATTAATTAACTCACAAGAAAAGGGTGTTAAGTCATTAGACGATTATAAAAAGGCACTCGAAGATGATCCGGAAAGTTTTGACGGAGGTGTTGAAGCTGGTACTACTATATTCGGAAACCAAAATATAAACATGAAAGAAGGCACAGACTTAAACCAGTTCTTTACAACACTGTTTGTGATGTGTGATTCGTTTTTAGACAAGTCGTCAAGAAAGAAAGTGTTTAACGATCCTGTTGTTAATGAGGATGGGTTCGATTTGGCACAAACATTTACTAAGTGGTATAAAATTGAAGCAAGTATATCTCATGAGCTTGATGCCACTGGAGCCGCAGTGTTTGACACTAAACGTAACAAATATCCTAAGAAGGTAATTTTCAAACCTATAATTTATGACAAAGCAGATATGCCCGAAGCGGCGGCACAAGATAATCTTAACAAAGACCAGACCACAAAACGTGTAAGAGAAATGAATATAAAGAAAGCATATCACTATCTTTACACAGGACTGAATGATCAAGTACTAAGTGCTGATATTTCATATGACGCTGGTCAATTATTACTTGCTGTGCCCAATGGCGGCACAATGGGCGACATGTCCACTAATGCAAATAATCCAACAATGAACCAGGATGCTACAACAGATTTAGACGGCAAAGACAGAGATGCAGAAATTGCCGCAAAAGTACAAGACCCTGCAGGTGTAAAAGCCGCATTAAGCGATCCGGCATTTTCTGCCAGAGTGCAAACTGAACTAGGATTAACATCAAGTGAATATGCAGACATAATGAAAGACGATGCTAGAAAGAATGACTTAGCAGAAACTATATTATATGTAAATAACCAAGGTTCTGATCCTTTGGGCTATAGAAAAACACAACAAGGTAAAGAAGACTTTCCGATAGAAGGCGGAACTCCTAACCCAAATGCAACACCATACAAACCTGAACCAAGTGGATACTTATACGGTGCAGACCTTTTAGAATCATATGGTGGTTCTCAAACTGTTATAGGAGAACTATCTGGCAGTGAAGCATTAAAATTACTTCAAACGAGTGCAAATAGCACGAAAGAAGAAATAGACACAACGCCTAGGCCAAAATATTCATACAGTAAAAGTATTGTAGCAACTTCAAATCAAACAAATGACGGTACAGCAAGTGCAACACTGTTTGGTTATATGTATCAAAATGTAAATGATGCATCTATACTAGTTGACTTAAATTTAAAAGTAAGAGGCGATCCTTGGTACTTAGGCAAACCAATGACCTATGCAGAAGCCAGAGCATTGCGTAATCCTGGCAATGTTGGAGCGGCACAAGAAGAAAGTAAGTCCACAGATGAGTATGCTATTTACGGTGGCGGAGATAACTACTTTTTATTTACAATGCAAACGCCTCGAGTTAGAGACCCAGACTTAGACGATGAAGATAATAATTCTGGTTATATGTCTAGACAAGGTACAGCATTTTTTATAAGTGGTGTGTACGGATTGTATGGTCTACAAGCCAGCTTCAGTGGAGGCTTATTTGAAATTGAAATGACTAAAGCACCTAAACAAACGTCACTTAGTTTATCTAAGATAGACATCACAGGAAACTAGAATGGGTTACAAAGCAAACGAATATAAAGTAAGTAGAAAGAATCCAGTCGAGAAATCACGTGAAGAAGCCAACTTGGATCATGGTATCTATGTAGGCGAAGTAATTGTAAGACCAAAAGACGAAAGTCACAGTGGTCGTATACCTGTGTATATTCCAATGCTATCTAAAGACAGAAACGATCCTAGAGGTTATTTCAACTGTTTTTGGAGCAGTCCTTTTGCAGGCACAACACCAAGTGCGGCAGTAGGCAAAAACAATCGTAGCCACGCAGACACAATGAAAACTTATGGTATGTGGATGGTTCCACCTGATCCAGGTAATTTTGTGTTAGTAATATTCGGCGACGGCAAAAAGAAAAATCCAATTATAATCGGTTGCATGTTCCCAGATCAAATGCAGAGCATGGTGCCCGGTAATCCTGCAGGCAAAACGTTTGGCACTGAAGTGCCTGTACCGGTAGCAGAGAAGAATAGATTCGATCCAAACAAAAGTCACGGAAAAGGAGTTCAACGTCCATTCAATCCGTTTATTGCTATTCCCATAATAAATCAAGGTTTAATAAATGACCCTGTAAGAGGAACAACAACCAGCGGTGCAAGACGTGAAAGCCCTTCACAAGTATATGGTATATTAACACCAGGACCGGAAAACATAAATCTAGAAACTGGAAAACGAGACGGTACAAACAGATTAGGCGGTCATAGTTTTGTTATGGACGATAATTTAAAACAACGCCACATTCGAATGAGAACGGCAGGCGGCGGACAAGTATTAATCGACGACACAAACGAATTAGTATATGTTATTAATAGTCCAGGCACAGCATGGGTAGAATTATCTTCAGACGGTAGTATTCAAATATTCAGTGACGAAGACATAAACATGAGGTCCACAAATAATATTAATATCAGAGCTGACCAAATACTAAATTTAGATGCAGGAGTTAGAGTAAACATAAATGCAGGATTGATGGAAGATCAAGGTGAAGAAGTGGATCCTAAATTAGACGGCCCAATTGGCGGCGATGTTTACATACAATCAGGTAACAGCATTAACCAATTAACAAACACAGCAATTAAAATGGAAACCGCGAAAGGTGGCAGTGTTATATCTGCAAACTCTAAAGGTAAAACACTGTTGTACGGAGATTTGGGTGTAGAAAGCTCAACGCCAATGTCTACAGTGATAAAATCAGGCGGAGACACTTTTGTAACATCAGGTGGTAGTGGGCATGTTGTGTCTGGAGGTCAAAGTTTTGTTAAAGGTTCAACGGTACACCTCAATGACGGCGGCACAAGTGGAACAGCGGAACCGCCACTTCCAATAAAACCGTTAGATGTGAATGTATTTCACGATGAGCCTATGAGTATTCCTGTTGTAGATTATGACCCAAAAAATGTTGACGGTAGAAACCCTATGCCAACTGGCGGAATAAGACAAGTAGACCCAGCCATACCAGCATCTATTCCACCATCAACAACAGGCAATTTTAGTGACGCTAGAGGCAAAAAAATAAAAGTTGCTTCAACAACCACAATGATTACAACTAGAGAACCGTGGTTCGGTCACAAGACTAAAGACATAGTACTACCAACAGCTGGTTCTGAAGTTGGCATGGATCAGAAGGCTACAGAAGACAGGGCCAATAAAGCATACCCACCCGGTGCAAGTGATCATGGTTACATAGGACCAGACACTATTGTTAAACCAGACGGCACTGTACTACAAGGTAAAGGTTATGACGGTGTTAGTGGCCCGGCGTTACAGCCTTATATGGCGGCAAAACAAGATTCTAATTATGTACCCGTACCAGGGGAGCCTAATGTATACACTAATATTGATTCTGGGCAGATACGAGAATCAGTTCCAGATTATAAAGAAGAACCTCTACTGAAATGTAGCACACTATCAGGCGAGTCACTAGCGGCACAACTAGAAGAATCTGGTGCACTCGACGGGTGTGTAAATACTATTGTTAGTGCTACTGATCCTTCGTTGACAGAAACAGATTTGATTGATCAGGACGGATTCTTATATGATACTGGTGACAAAACAGCAATAGGGTATAAACATGTTATAGAAGAAAAAGAAAAAGAAGCTGGTGCAATTATGTTTGGTGACGGTAAAAACTTTGACCCAACATCAGTGACAACAATAATTGATACGGGCAAGAGGAAAATGTCTGCTTCTGAAATATCTTCAGTTATCAAAAATGCTGGACCAGGACAAGACTTAACATCACAAGGAATATTCAAAGCAAGTGACATAAGCAATAATTTCAAAACAGGCGATGCCGCATACGCTATTGTTCCAGAAGGTGGCATATACAAAGAACCAATATTCATAAACCAAATAGCGGCTGGTATGAGTAAAGGTGCAAGTAAGCAATTGTTAAAGAATGATTTCAGACAAGTGTCTAAATACGCCTTAAATCGTGCTAACAGACCGATGACAGTACAGCAAGGTATGGGCCTTACATTGTTAGCACAAAGATTAGGCAAAGGTAGATTTGATCAAACTCCGGCTCTAAGAGCCATACAATCAGGTCAATATGACCAAATTGCTAGACAGATGAAACTGACCGATGAAGCAGGTTCAAGATCCTTGTATACACCATTTGGCGATGTAATATCATTTTTGTGGCAAGCAGATGATTCGATGCTCCCAGAGATATTAGATATAACTAAAGAAGATTCAATGGGAATGGGATTGTGGAATATGCAGACGAGACTATATTATTTGCACAAAGCGGCTAAAGGTTTTTAAGCTCGTACTTTTTGTAAATCTGCTATTTTAACGTATGCTCTGTATTTTTGTTCTTGCTCATCTGCGATATTTTGTTTGAGCAGTTTGATATGTTCCTTAAGTGAATTACACTCTTCGTTTTTTTCAACAAGCATAATTCTTAGTTCTTCCTCAAGTGTATTATTCAGTGAAGTATTCTGTGCCACCGGTGTCTCCAAATATGTGTTGCTTAATTATATTTATAGTGTCGAATGACAAAAGCACTTCATTATGGCTCAAAGGAAGCTCAATGGATTCTGCGTAAATAAAGTTAGTGGGAAGTTTTTTCTGTGTCTCAACTGTGAGCAGTCCATCGTTGTGTTGACTACCCAATCCAGCAAGATCGTTTGCAGAACCATTTGATCCTGTTGTTATAATATTAGCAACAGGAAAGTCTAGTTGTATATTCTGTATATCTTGCAAGAACGCACTGTTAGGTTTAACATTAGCAAACAACTTACTTTGCCTAAACACCATTGAAATCCAACGTGCGGCATGACTTCCGCCCCATGGGGCACTCATAGTCACCATGGACAACACTCGCTTTGTTTTATCTGCTAATAATGTAGACAACAAGCAACCATAACTGTGTGCTATGATATGATAATGCTCGTCGCCAAACGATTCGTTAATTTCTTTATCAAAGCGTTCTAGTATATCATCTGGATTTTCTTGAACAGCATACTCTAGTGTTAATAGATTGCACTCAGGAAGAAATACTTGAAGATAATTTACACTTAGTCCGCTTTGACCTGATCCGTGTACAAATATTACATTAGGCAATTTTGGCATCTAATATCAGTCTCTCCATTTGACGCAACTCTTTTGGAATCGAGTGCTTCGACTGACCAACCATGTTTACCATCTCAAAAAGCACATACTTCTTCTCATGGTAATCATAGATTCCCACCGAGTGTACTCGCCTGTTATTAAAATGCATCATCTTTCTGAACCTTGGTCCGTAACCAGTAGTCCACTTGTAGCCATTACTTGCAATAGCCTTATTTGCCTTCTCAGCAAGTTCAACAATGCTGTTAAATTTGTCTAAAACGTTTTTCATTAACTGTCCTATATTTCGTAGTGAAAAAAATTACATAAAATGTTTTATGCTCCAGTATTATGTATTCTATTCCACCCAAAGTCAACCTTTTTTTTGGTGCCTTTTTAGGCTGTATTAAAACTAGTTTTAACTAAGTGTGATAAATATTGATATGGCAAACATATATAAAGGCTTTAGTACACAAGGGAAAATTAGACCTCCTTACACCGTTACTAATGGTGAAGCAGTAAAGATTGACCTTTTGAACGAATTGTACACCCGACGAGGCGAAAGAGTAATGCGTCCTAAGTTTGGTACTACTATTTATGATATTATTATGAATCCACTCGATTCATATGTTGAGCAAGAAGTTAAAGACGAAGTTGTAAGAATATGCAATAAAGATCCTAGGATCAATGTGCAAGAAATTTTTACCACAGTACTTGATCATACGATTAGAGTGCAAGTTCAACTAACTCTTAAGCCTTTTCTAGATGAAGAAACCCTGCTTGTGGAATACACACAGGATAGCAGAGAGATTTAAACATGGCAACTAGTAACAGACAAAACAATTTATTTGCGGCAGAAGATTGGGATATAGCCTATAAAGCATACAGCAATGTAAACTTTCAAGCATACGATTTTGAAACTATTCGTACAGCAATGGTCGATTACATTAGAACTAATTTTCCTGAAAACTTCAACGACTACATTGAAAGTTCTGAATTTATTGCTATCATAGAATTACTTGCGTACTTGGCTCAAAGTATTGCATTTAGAATGGATGTTAACACCAGAGAAAACTTTTTAGAAACAGCAGAGAGAAAAGATTCTGTTTACAAACTTGCAAGACAGTTAGGCTACAATCCAAAAAGAAATATAGCCGCAAGTGGATTACTAAAAGTTGTAAGTGTTAGCACCACACAACCTTTAACGGATAGTGCCGGAACAGACATAGGTAACAGAAATGTTACATGGAACGATGCTAACAATCCAGACAGTTACGAGCAATTTATTACAATAATGAATAGTGCTTTTGGCAATGTCAACAGATTTAGTAAACCAGTTAAGACTGGTTCGATTAACGATATTATTACCGACTTATATGAAATTAACACTCAAATAAATGCGCCATTTGTTTACAAGTTTAAAAAGAGTATAAACGGTGTAAGTAGAGATTTTGAAATTGTAAATGCAGACTTCGAGGATGATAACTTCTTCTTCGAAAAGCATCCTGACCCAGCAGATAACTTTGGTATAATCCATAGAAATGACGGGCTAGGACTTTCTAGTGCAAATAACGGATTCTTCTTAATGTTCAAACAAGGAGTATTGCAAACAGAGAGTTTCGATTTTCAAACTCCAGAAGAAAATCGATCGCAGACTATTGCGGTCGATGGTATTAATGAAAATGATATATTTTTTCAACAAGTAAGTACAATTGGTGGTGTTTTGTCCAAGTGGAAAAAAATTCCTAACACAGTTGGACAAACACTCCAGTACAATACATTAGCACAACAATCTCCTAACTTATATGCTGTGCAGAATTTAGGTACTGGCGGAATCAAACTACAGTTTGCTGATGGTAACTTTGCAAATGTACCAGTAGGAAATTATAGAGCATTTTATAGAGCAAGTGCTGACGAAAGATATAGTATACAGCCAGATGATATCGGCAACGTTTCGACTGACATTACTTATGAAACACCTACGGGTGAGAAGTATGTTTTAACTATTACTGCTAGACTACAAACTAGTATTAATAATGCATTACCTTCAGAAACATTAGCAGGTATAAAAGAAAGAGCACCACAGGCATACTATGCCCAAGACAGAATGGTGTCTGCACAAGATTATCAAGTGTTGCCTTTAGCGAAAAGCAGTAACATCAGAAAACTAAAAGTAACAAATAAAACACATGCTGGACATAGTAGGTATATCGATATTACGGATCCTACTAGCACATTCCAGACAACTACAACTATTGCTGAAGACGGAGCATTATACAAAGAAGATTCTCCTCAGAGCTATTCATTTATTATCGATGGCAATAACACAGCAAACGAACAAATTGAAAAAGTGTTTACAACATATTTAAAGAACTTAGAATTAAGAGATTTTATTTACAGTGATTACAGAAATAAATGGCTCGAAACACAACCAAACAAATTTAAGTTGGATCAGTATGGTATAGTATGGAAAACTTTGCCTAAAACAACTGAAAACGATACAGGGTATATGACAGAGACATTTACTAACACTGGTACTATCAGTGACTTAAACATCTCCAAAGTAGAATTATCCCTTATACAGCCAGGTCACATGATGAGATTTGTAGACCCGGATGACATTACAAAATCTAAATGGGTTAAGATTGTTTCTGTTAGAGATAACGGTAGACGTGTTAGCTCTAGTACTACAGCAAATGGTCCGTTCGCTTTAAGCGAAAATATAAGAGACGGCTGGATTGCAAAAGAAATTATTACTACATTAAGAAGTAAGTTTTACGAAGTCGAAGCAACAAGAATTGCAACTGCAATCGGAAACAAACAATCATTTGGTATTGGTTACAATGCTACTACTGATACATTTTATGTTATCAATAACAACGACATTGATTTGAACAGAACATTTGATATAGGTAACGCTGAAGACACTTCAGGAAACAACAGAGATAGAAGTTGGATTATGAAGTTCTCATATGAGCCAATTGACACATTGTCATTTAGATACAATGTAGAGTTAAGAGGCACAAAATACATATTTGAAAGTTACGAAGATTGTAGATTCTATAACATAAATCAAAATAGAATAGTAGACAGTTTTACAGGCAGAGCAAAGTATGACACTTTAGAACTAACTACTCTTAACACTCAAGGTCAAACACAAGAAGGCTTCGAGTGGAGAGATACTGACTCACCTACACCAGACTATATTGGTGATAAATGGTACTCAACAAAAGACGGTGTTAACTTTAATGATATCCCACTGAAATCTAGAAGTGTAAATTACAGTCAAGTTGAATTCACATTAAACTCAAACTTCGGTTTATTTAAAAATGGTGATTCAAGCGGTAATACTTTTGTACACAATTTAACTATACCGTTAGGTTCTAACTTTGACACATCAGATTTAACCAGTAATATTAATGTTACTATTGCAAATAATACAGGTGTTGTACATTCGTTGCCTAGCGAACTAGACATAGACTTTGATAGTACAACATTCGGTTTTCCAATATTAAATGCTAGTGGTAACATTATGTATAAACATGACACTGCATTGTTTGAATCCAATATAGAATCAAATGCAGGCGGAGGTCACATTTATGTTTCTAACGCAAATGCTTCTGCA